AGAAAATGAAGGTAAAATAATTATCACAAGATCGCAATTTTTGCAGGCACAGGCTATATTAGAAGCATATACCGAACATCAATTAGCTTCTAGTATGATTAAATTTGGTACCCCTGAGCAAACTTTATGTGTCGAATTAGAAGGTATGAAAATAAAAGTAAGAGCTGACTATGTTAAATATGGTCAAATAATAGATGTTAAAACTACAAGCGACCCTGTAGATAGGTTTGCCGTAGGAAAAACTGTTGTAAGATTTGATTATGATTTAAGTGCAGCTCTATATGTAGATGCATTTTCTAAGCATTTTGGTAATGAATTTGAATTTTATTTCTTATTTATCAACAAAATGTCTAATGAAATTGAGGTGTTAAAAGCGTCAAAAAATTTATTAGAAAATGGTAGACGGAAGTATAAAAAGAGTATAGAATTACTTAAGAAAGCAAGGGAGACTGGTAAATATTTTGAAGAGGGCATACAAGAAGTTGATATCCCCTCATGGGCAGTTTTCGATGAAACTAAAGACTAGGAATGAAGCAATGAGTTTAACGAGTGAAATTAAAAGAGCTATTAAGTCTATTGACCAAATTATTAGAACTCAATATTATATGGATCATGAGAACTTAGTTGAGTTAAGACTTAAATTAAATAAAAGATTAGCTGAGATTGAAGAGTTAATTGCATCTGGAGAATTACCAGAATCAACTATAAACGAATGGGCAGAAGCCACTGATGCCAAATTAAAATTATTAGGTATTAAAAAAATTATTCTATAGGGAGAAAATTATGCCAACAAGAAGAGAAGTAGAATTAGAAAGAGAGAAAATGATTAAAGAAGTTTATGACTCTCAAGCAAGGGTAGAAATACTTTTAAAAGAGTTAATAGAAGCTTTATCGGGAGGTAAAAGTGCGGGGAAAAGTAGCAAGAGCACTAAGAAGACTAAGTGATTATAAACCATCTACGCCAAGAGAATATGGACGTGACCCTAATTTTCAAATCTGGCATAAAGATAGTAAACGACGTATGTATAAAACAATGAAACAAAAATATAGGGAGCTAAAAAATGGAACCACTGAATGAAGAATTACTAATGAAAGTAATTGAAGGCATTATGGAAAGGGAAACTTTCTCTGAGTTAGAAGATGCCGACCCTATGATAGCAATGGCTATTATAGATATTATAGAAGATAGTATTAGAATGTATCACAGATTAACAGTAGAACAATATTTTAAAAACATAACAGAAGAAAGTTTAACCAAACTCTAACCCTGCAGAAACAAAGGAGATATTTATGGCTATAGGGAGTCAAAATACACAAGCAAACACTGGAACCAAGAAAACTTATGACCCACTACCAGATGGTGAGTATTTAGTTAAGTTAGATCGGGTATCTGAAAAACCAACCAAAAATGGAGCAGGATCATTTGTATCGGCATCATTTAAGGTACAAGAAGGAGACTTTAAGGAGCGTCTCATTTTTCACAATTTTCTAATTACGCATACTAACCCAAAAGCTGCAGAGATTGGTAAAGAGCAGTTGTCGAAATGTTTGAAAGCTATGGGAGTCAATGGTGGATTTGATGCCATTGGTAACGATGCTTCTCAAGTTGAAAATTACATTGGTAATGATCTTATTTTAAATGTAGGAGTAGAATTTAATGCTGGGTATGCGCCTAGAAATAAAGTAAAAAAATGGATTAGAAGCTAGTGAAGTACGATGGTATAGAATATGACATTCAAATATGGCAGGGTGAGGAGTTAAATCATATTCTTGCCATCGATACTGAAACTATGGTGGTCCCGTTTACCGAGACTCCTGATCTAATTACTTTTCAAGTATTTGATGGGGAGTCTTTATTCTATGTCAGAAGCGAGCAAGTCGAAGAATTCATGGTGAAAAATTCACATAAAAAATTAGTATTCGCAAATGCTCCTTTTGACATTGATGTTATTGAAAAGCACACAAACTGGAAATGTAATAACCAGGTAGAAAAGGATTTAATATATGACGTACTTATTATGTATAGGCTATATTGCTTGGCTACTGATGGCTTTGTGCCTAGGCGTTATAGCCTCTCTGAGGTTACGTCAAAGTTGTTCCAAATTGAACTTGAAAAAGATGTCGAAGTTAGGGAAAACTTCGAATACTTCAAGGACAAGAAGATAGAGGAAATTTCTCCCATATTTTTAGAGTATGGGGCAAAGGATGTTATAGCTACTTTTAATGCATTTGTTAGATTAAGTTCACTAATTAAAGCTACTAATACAACTAACTTTCTTTCGCATCAAATACAATTGGCAGGGAATTTAGCCTTAAACCGCACATATAAGAATGGTATTGGTTTTGATGAAAAAAGGGCGAAATTATTTTTAGAGCAACAATATAGTAAAATGGACAAATGTTTGCGTAAATTAGCTACCTATGGATGGGTAAGAGGTGAGAAAGGTAATCAGAAGCGTTATAATGGGGTTATGGAGTACTTAGGTTTACAGGCAGTACCCAAGACACCGACAGGCGATTACAGTATGCGAGAAGAGGATTTAAAGCCTTTTAAGCATGAACCTTTTATTAAAACATATTTACAATATAAAAGTTTAGAAAAAAGTACCCACTTTGTTAGAGATTTAGAGGGAACTCGCGTTCACCCTAGATATGACTTATTGAAAAATACAGGCAGGACTGGTTGTGCTAGACCTAATTTTCAACAGTTACCAAGAGATGGCGAAATTCGCTCTATGTTTAAAGCAGAAGAGGGTAATACTTTTTTAATTACAGATTATTCAGCTATTGAATTATCAACACTTGCACAAGTTCTTTATGACGAATTTGGCGAATCTGTTATGAGAGATAAGATAAATGCTGGATTAGATCTACATAGATATTATGCATCTGTTCTATTTGGAGTAGAAGAATCTCAAGTAGAGAAATGGCAAAGACAAGCTGCTAAAGCTGCAAACTTCGGATTCCCAGGAGGATTAGGCATCGATACCTTTATTGAATTTTCAAAGGGATATGGATTAGATATTAGTAGAGATGAGGCATCTAATATGAAGAAAGTATGGTTTGATGCATTCCCTGAGATGAAAAAGTATTTAGATGGCGAGAAAGGTTATGTATGGACAAGGACAGGCAGGTTACGTAATAACACTACCTTCTGTGCAGAAAAGAATACCCCATTCCAAGGACTTGCAGCCGATGGGGCGAAATTAGCTTTATATAACCTAATGGACTCGGGATTTAAGATAGTTGGCTTTGTACACGACGAAATTATTACAGAAGTACCAGAAAATCAAGTAAAAGAGTTGACAGAAAAGCAGGAAAAGATTATGATAGATTCTATGAAGGTAGTGGTACCAGACGTCAAGGTAGGTGTTGAAACGACAGTTTCAGAGAGGTATTGCAAATGAAATATAAGTTAGGCGATATTGTACGAGTAGCTAAAAGAGGCATTCATTTTGATGAAAAAGCTAAAGTTACAGAAGTAAATACAATGGCAATTCCAAATGGTTATAAAGTCAACTTTCAAGCAATTAAAGGTGGCGACTTTTTAAAAGTAGATACACCGGAAGTAAATACAATGGCAATTCCAAATAATTATTATTACACTATAGAGTTATATAGCAAAGGATGCAAAATTGTTATTAATGAGAACGATATAAAACCTTATGAATTAGTTAAGGATTCCAAACCTAAAACTGACTGTGAATGTGGAGGAGATAAATTATCTATTCCTCATCACTATGATTGGTGTCCTGAATTTAAAAAAAAAATAAAGAATTAATTAAACTTTTTAGGGAGAGTGCGGAACCAAATTTCGTAACATTTTTAAACCAACTGGAGGCACTCAATGGCAAAAATACAAAAAATTACAAGTGAGAGAGACAAGTTAATAGAAAAGTTAATTGATGATAAAAATTCTTTATACATGATTAATAAAAAGTTAAAGAAAGAAATAGAAGTATATAAGAGTCAAAATGAGTATTTAAATAGAAAATGTAAAGCTTTGACTAAAAACTATAGGGAGATGTTAGATGAAAAGCTTAAAGATAAGCCTAAAAAAGGGCGATCTAAAGATAGCTGAGCAATTTGCTGAAGACAGAGTTAATATATCAATGGACCACTATGAAAGAAGAGGTCAAAAAAACATTGATAAAATAATGTATGACATTAAAATAGGTGCTTTGGGTGAGATTGCAATCTATCGTATGCTAAAAAAATTTGGCATAAAGACTAATGAACCTGATTTTAAAATATATGCCAAAAAGGATAAAAGTTATGATGCAGATTTTACAGACGATAAAGGAATTAACTTTCACTGCAAATCCCAGTCTGAAGAATCCGCAGCTCAATACGGTAACTCGTATATTCTCCAATATGGAGGCAATGGTAATGGACATACTGACAAACTCTTTAGAAATTGTACTAATAGGGATTTTCTTATTCCTTGCCTCGTGTCTCTTTCTTCGCAAGAAGTAGAAATATTTGGGTGCTATAAGTTAGAAACCATATTTAAAAAGCATTTGGTTAAGATGCCAAGGGTTAAGTGGTTGGAATATAGTAAAAGAGCCATATATTTAGAAGATTTATTAAAGTTGACAGAAGCACAAAGATGGAGTAAAATATTCAAAAGGCATCAAAAGGATAAGCTCGCCAAGTCAGAAGAATAAGAGCAAACCGCAACGTTACCTTTAATCCAAGACAGGCAATAGTGCTTGTCTTTATGTGCCCTCTAGGGCGATAAACCAAGGGAGTTTTTATGAAGCAACAGCAATTTAAAAATGCCGGAAACGGTACACAACATGAAGATAAGGCAGTATCTTTGTTTCAAAATTTAGGATTTCATGCGGAAAGGGTAGGAGGTAGAGGAGATACTCCTGATATTTATGTATGGGATGGGAATCTAAAATATGGAGCTGAATGTAAAAATAGTCTTAAAAATTCTGCATCATATGTGTCCTTTACACTTAAGTATGATCATAAAACTGATGTACTTAGTTACACAACAAAAACTACATGTGAAAAGTTAAAAAAAGCTAAGGATAGATTGTTTAATTCTATTAAAGAAGACATAAAACCTTACTTTAAAAACACTGAAATAAAAGAAGTTTGGTGTGATAAGGCAGAAAAATATTATGAAATTTATGTACCTATGCAACAGAATAAATCTAAATCTTTAAGAAAAGAAATAATTGCAAAAAAAGACGGGATTGTAGTAGATTCTAGTTTAGTATATGATGTACTTGTAGCTAAAGGTAACGATTATTTAGTAATAGATAGTTCTATTATTCCTTTAGTAGACGATTACTTACACTTGCCAAAGTTATTAACTAAGAAAAACGTACCTAATTATTTTTATGCACGAGTTAGGTCATGTAAAAGGGGAAAATCAACTGGACAACAACACTCACTTAAATTATTTATTTATTGCGGTGGGTATAAAAACAATAAGCCTAAAATTAACTCAAAAGTTAGGATAGAGAGGTAGGTAAAGTTAGGCACATCTGGGAAGCTAGGTGTGCCTTTATTAAGGGAGAGGAAATGTCGAAAGGCATAAAACATGATATAGGCAAATTACAATATGATCTATTAGACCCATATGCTTTAGAAGATATGGTAAAAGTACTTACGTTCGGTGCTATAAAATATGATAGACATAATTGGAAAAATGTAGAAAAGTATAGATATGAGGCAGCTATGATGCGACATTATGAAGCCTACCGCAAAGGTGAGTCATATGACCCCGAATCTGGAGTATCTCATTTAGCACATGCATTGGTTAATTTAATGTTTTTATACTGCTTTGAAAGGGAAAAATTATGAACATTACATGGCATTTTGATGCAAGAGAAGACAAGTATTATCGTGAGATGGTAGCTATGGGAAAAGCCTTAGCAGATTTAAGAAATTTAATTAGGCAAAAAAGAGCTAAGAAATTAGGTGATGCAAAAATAAGTTATGACGAATTAGATAATATATTAGACAACCTTGTAAAAGAAAAGTTTCATGCCCAATTATGAGTAAGAAAGAAAAAGAATTAGCCAGACTTTTAGTAAGATTAACTTTAGTATTTTTAGATATTATCTGGGTAGCTCTAACTGTTGCAATTGCTACCTACTTTATTAAATCAGCATTAGGTATTGATATATTTCCTGATTGGTCTTTATTTCCCAAACTTTGACACTTTAACAACTTTTTCCAGCGTCCTACCACTAGCATAAGCACCCAACAATATTTTAGTTAATTCATATACTTCTTTATCTGGATTGCCTATACCATATGCTGCCAATACAACCATTGCTATAAGGCTTAAACAGGCTACTGGACGCCAAATTGCAGTAATTAGATGTGGAGACTGGGCTTCGGCAACCATGAGCTTAGAACGCGCCTCAACTACCTTAGACTCGTAATCTAACATTTGCTTCTGTGCCTTAGATTGAATCTCTGCTAATTGGTTACGCAGCTTTGCTCGCTCCTCATCGGATACATGCAGCTCATCTACCAAATCTGCAGCGGGTTTAAATAGATTAGATATAAAAGAAAAAATGGACATTACTTACCGCAATGATTACACTTTTTACTTTTTTTAAAATGCTTCATAGCTCTATCGCCATACTTTTTTCCAGCTTTCTTTAAAGCAGGGTAAAGTCTTTCTTCTCTATCCTTCTTTACTGCTTTTCTAGCTTTCTTAGCAAAATCTTTTACCATGTTATAACCTTTAACTAATGGCATACTAAACTCCTTTATTTTTTTCTGAAAATGATTTAAACATTTTACGCATTTTCGCGTTCTTTTGGTTAACCTTAGTTTTATGCTTACCATTCATATCTTGCTTCTTTTTCATAGAAGCTTTGTAAGCTGCTTTTAATAATTCTTTTGAATCCCCATCTTCCATGTTTGAAATTTCTTCTTTAATTTCGCTTGCGTCTTCCATTATTTCCCCATTTTACTTGTTACTAAAAAATATATTGTAGCACCCATTAAGGTGATTAAAAATACAATCGGACGATAATTCGCTTTGAACCATGACCATACTATTAGAGGTTTTAATAGCTCATCTTGCTTAAGCACCTTACCTTCAAGGACATCTGTACGCTTTATATGGTACTTTAAATCCCCCTCCATTCGGAT